CCTCGTGCAGGTTCAACATTCGTTGCATTCTCCTACATTGGTTCTGACGTTGACGTTATCGCTGCTACAGTCGTACCTCCAATTGAGGCTGGTGACGATCTAATAATTGAGGGTGAGGAAGAGAACAGAACTGTTGCTCTAATTGAGTCTTCTAACTCACTAATTACCTTCGAATACTCTGGTGCAGTTAAGGGACGTAACGCAGACGCTCTCGCAACTATAGAGAAGGGTCGTGTTACCAAGGCAGTTCTTACTGGATCTGGTGATGGTTATAGTACACGTCCAAACGTTGATGTTATTTCTTCCTCTGGATTCGGAGCTAAGATTAAAGCATTAGTTGGTCTCGCACGTATTGATGTTAAGAACGCAGGTCAAGGTTATGTACAACCAACCGTTCAAGTAGAAACAACTGTTGAAGATAGTTTCCTCGGACCTACAGGTGCTGCTCTAAACGGTGGTATAGACATCTACGATCCAGGCTGGCAAGATCCTGAGGGCGGTTCAACTCCTGACGAGCAATTTATTACCATTAGTACCCCACCTGTTAGTGTAACAGTTAACCAAGGTCAGAGTGCTGCATTCGTAGTAATTGCTACTTCCTCTAACGGTTCTACCCTCTCCTACCAGTGGCAGAAGAAGGAATACGGTACCGATAGCTGGCTCAACGTTGATGGAGCAACAACTGATGCAATCAGTATTGCATCTACTCAACAGGGTGATGGTGGAGATGAATATCGTGTTGGTATTACATCACCTGGCGCAGTTCCAGTTCTATCTACTGCCGCAGTCCTTACAGTTAACGTCGGTGCATCAACCGTTGATAACTTCACACCTGATCAAATCTTTGATGACAACTAAATAAACATATGGCAGCCACAGGTTCTTACAATCCAGGGACAAAAGTGCTGACAGTTACAGGGGATGGTATGCCCACCCCAGTATCTGCTGGTACATTTCCTAATGGAAATAACGCAAATACTATTGCAGCATATACGTTTAACCACGATTTTGTATATCGTGGTGGTGAGAATACTTCAGGAGCAACTACGGTACAAATAGGTGCCATTGGTGTTGCTTCTAATGGTGTAGTCATTTTCAACCCTTCTGGGGGTGATGCTGGTTCTCCTCCTGCTGGATTTCACTATGTGGCAGCAGGTAATAATGCTCCTATAAACTTAGGAGAAGACTCCTGTGGTGGTACACCTAATACCAATAACCAGTATTTTTATGATGATAGTAGATTTATAGAATGCTTTAAAAATAATCAGATCATATCTGGTTACAATGATTATTATGGTTCATCACAATACAATGGCGATAATATGCGTCATCCTGATGGACATTCAAAAATTATAGGTTTTTGTTTTGATGGATATCCAGTTTACGGTCCTTGGGGTTATCAAGACCCTAATATCAATACATCTGCTGTACAGAGGATGGTAAGTGGATACAGTATAAGAGTAGATGAAGCTCCTAGCAGACCTGCGTATGATTTAACATATCCTGCAGGTTGTTTTGTAGAAGATTGGGAGTATACAGGTGCTAATGCTGGTGCATTAGATACACATAATGGCAGATGGTGTAAGACACCTGAGTTTCCAACTGGTACGTTTGCATATTTCGTCACTGAGGACGGAAGTGGTAATCCTATTTTCCCATTTATGGTTGGGTTTACTTCAAAGCAAGCATTAGATAAACCTGATAATGATGGCTATGCACCTATCGTTGATGACGGTGGTGGCGACGGTGGAGATGGTGGTACTCAAACTCCAACTCTTGTTATTACTTACCAGCCTGTTAATGCAACAGTTGCTGCTGGTAATACACAAAACTTTAATGTAGTCGCAGAAATTCAACCTGAAGCTGGTACTATTGCATATCAATGGCAAGTGTCAACTGATGGTGGATTTGCGTGGTCAAACCTTAGTGGTGATACTAATAGTACACTAACTATTTTAGCGGTAGCCTATATGACAGGTTATCGTTATAGATGCATATTGACAGGTCCAGTTGGTGCTGCAACTCCTGCAGACAACTCACCGCTTGCATCTAATTTGGCAATTCTTACTGTTACAGGTTCTGGTTCTGGAATTGATTATGCTTCTATTCAAAAATGGGATAGTAACGTTGGTACATTTGATATGACTCCAGTTGATGTATCAAGGGATAATAACAACCCTGATTTTACAAGAAATAACGTAAGATTTGACAATACCTCAGAAAACTTTGATATGACATAAATACTCCTGTAGAAATAGTCCCCAATTATGGCTAAGCAAAATGTAAACATTGGTGTATCAGCCAATGATGGAACTGGTGATACCTTACGAGACGGTGCTATCAAACTCAATAATGTTATTAATGAGTTGTATGATTACCTTGGAGACCAGACGAACCTCCAGATCTCAGTAGGATCTCCTTCAACCAATCAAGTCCTTAAATGGAATGGTTCAGTATTTACTGAGGGACAACTTGCTGCTGCGAATTTAACAGACGTTGATATTTCAGGTATAACTAACGGACAAGTACTTAAGTGGAATACTGCTAACTCACGCTTTCAGCCAGGGGATGACTTACAAGGCGGTGGTGGCGGTGGTTCTTCTATCACTAATCTTACCAACAATGGTAGTGATGAGGTTGTTATTTCTACAAACTTCCTTCCTAATAGTGACAATACTTATGACTTAGGTTCTAGTACACTACGTTTCAGGGATGCATACTTAGTCAATGCTTCTCTATGGCTTGGTGATACTGCTATCTCAAGTGATGTTAATACACAAGAATTCCAAAGAAAGAAGAAGCAACCACATACTGTACAGAGTATAGACACTGGTGCTACTCGTACTATAAGTTCAAAACTAGCATCTGAGAACTCAACACAAGAAGAGAAGTTCCGTCTTCGTTTCGTTGATATGAAGGCTGGTACCAAGCTAGATGTTGAAGACGCTGGTGGTGCTAAAGCAGAAGTTGAGTTTGCTGCATTCACTGCTGAGAATGGTGGTGCACGTGGTTTCATTACTGTTACTGCTGCTGGTGCTAACCAATCACAAGCAATTGATACAGCAGCTGCTATTCACATTACATCTAAGAGTAGAATTGTAAGTGAGGATGAAACTGGTAAGGTTGATATAGGACAGAAAGTTTCCTTCACTGGTGGAGCACTTGAGATTGATAATGACGGTATATTAGAACTTCCATCTACAGGTGGTATTAGATTTGGTGCTTCTGGATCTAATAAGACTATCGATTTTGATGGTAATGACAATGTAGTACTTGCTCAAGGTACTGAGATTCAGTTCGGTTCTACTGCTGCTAACAAGCTAGCAATGGACGCAAGTGGTAACCTAACGTTACCTGATGCTGAATTGCGTTTCGGTGCTGCTGGTAGAACGATTAAAGTTGATGCTAGTGGAAACCTTGAACTTGCTGCTGATGGTGAGATTAAGATTGGTACTAAGAGACTAAAGATTGGTACTAACGGTACACTTGATGTTGCAAATGATGGTACTAACTTCAATGAAGTTGGTGGTGGATTCCAGACTCAGGTTGGTAATGCTCCTGCTGGTGCATCTATCATTAAAGGACATAACAACTCAACTATCTTTAAACCTTCTCCAACAACGTTGTATAGGTTTACTGCTCCTGATATGAATAACTATAATGTTAAAGGACCTGGACTTCCTGTTGCTGGTACCAATAACGTTACTCTTATTGTGTATAGAGGATTTACATATGACCTTGACAATCAATCAGGTGCTTCACACCCATTAAGACTTCAGTCTACAACTGGTTTGTCTGGTACTGAATATACTACAGGTGTTTCAGGTGATAAGGAAGCTCTACAGACTTGGACGGTACCTTTTGACGCACCAGCTACCTTATATTATCAGTGTACAGCTCACACTAATATGACTGGTTCAATTGATGTTAGATAACTAGATGGCAAGAACAGTCCCAGGGTCAGGTGCAGTAATCGAGCCAATCTTTAACAGTACGTATGGTGTAAAGGACGTATTTGTAGAAGATGGTGGTTCAGGATATATTGCGACAGATCCACCAAAATTAACTATAGGAAATTGCGGTACGCCTCTTGTCGAGGCTATTTTAGAGCCGATAATTACTAATGGTCAGATTGCTGCTGTTAAGGTACTGCATCCTGGAGAAGGATATGATCCATTCAGAATTAATATTCAAAATGCTGGATCAGGATATGGTGCAACTGCAAAGGCATTTCTTTGGGCAGAAGATCAAGTAGATACCCAGGGAAATGTAATAGCACCTGCTGGATCGATTAATTATATTCAAATGTTGTCTAATGGAGACAACTTTTTTACAGATGAAACTACTGCTGTCATAAATGGTGGTGGTGGATCTGGTGCTGAACTAAGACCTGTCACAGGTTTGGTTACTGGTTTGTCATTAGAACAGGCTGGTGCTAACTACGAAAATGGGGATATAAATTTAATTGTCTCTGGAGGTGGTGGACAAGGTGCTACTGGTGTTGCTGATGTTGATCAGTTTGGTATTATCAAACAGGTTAATGTAACTAATGCTGGTGAATTCTTTGAAACTCCACCTGTTATCTTGCTAAACGGAGGTGGTGGAGGTGGTGCCAGAGCTCAAGCGACGGTTAATTTGGGTGCTATCACGGGCATCGACATACTTGACCCTGGGGGCGGTTATGCTGTTGCACCACAAGTTATATTTACAAGAAAAACTGATCTCATCAAAAAGAGTCGCAACAGACAAGCGTTTAACTCGACTATCTATAACCTTACAGGTTTACTTACAGATGTTGGAATTACAGACCAGTCAATATATGTTGAAACTACAGATCCGTTTCCTGGATCTGGAAAAATCCTTATTGGAAGAGAAGTA